CTCTTTCGGCAGGGCGGGCAAGCGAGTTGCCAGAACAATCGCGCTCTCAGAAAACGCCATGCTGCGATCAGTCGCAGCCGTTACCGCGATGGTCTCGTTGCCGGCCAAGGCCTTGCGCAGACCCGGCGCTCTCAGCACGATGCCTACACCGTTGTCAACCCCGGTTTCCACCACGTATTTGATCGTCGTGTCGTTTGAGAACGTGATCACGTCGCCCGCAAGGATTGTGCCCGAGCCGGTCTTAACCACGATAGCCGTCGCGCCGATTGCATGAGCGCCGTTCGCAGCATACGTGCCGGTATTATTTCCGACAGCGGCCACGCGCTTTACCTGGCCGGATTCGCGGATTCTGAACCCATGGAGATCGAGCAGCGTCCCCTGACGGAGCATGGAATCATTGCCGGACTCGTTTACCTTGTTGACTTGCGCGAGTGTGCGAAGAGCCGCACCATTTGCCGTATTGAGCACGAGCCGAAGGTCGGAAGTCGGCGCACCGTTGTCCTGGAGGATTTTGAGCACCTGGGCGGTGTCCGCGAGGGAAGAGGCGAAGGGAGCCGTTGCAGCCGCGCCGTAAGCGCGGGAAGCGTTGACATGGAGTGAGGCAAGGTCGCTTTCCATCTCGTTCGTGAGCGTCCTGAACCCCTGCGCAAGCTGCTTCTGCTTGATCGAAAGGTAATCCGGGCCGTTGTTTGCAAGGGAAAGCTGCTCTTCGCCGTTCCATTTGAGCGGAACATACCGGCTCTTCGTGATAGAAATTGACTTGTTGCCGATGGTCTGCTCACCGTTGTCAGGCGGCGTAATGCCAGGCGTAATGTCATACGCCGTTGCAGCGGGCGTAACCGGCGAGTACACGGTCTGGTTAAGCGCTGCGCGAGCAACCTGAGAGTCGCGTGTAACCGAGGGGATAAAGCCCACGAGTTCCCGCGATACTACGTCGAGTGCTACATAGAGGTCTGCGATGAGGTTTGTCAGCGTGTTGGTTCCCATTTTTTTCTTCTCCTTTTAGTCCGTTATTACTCCGCCGGATTTTGCAAATTCCATCTGCTTCCCGGCGTTGAGTTGTTCAAAGTCCGTGCGTCGTATGGTTGTGGCCCCTGGTTTTGCGCCACCTTTGTTGCTTGCATCCGATCCTGATCCGCTTGCAACCTTCGATCTGAGGATGTGGTCTTTTTTCGGGTGCTTTTGCACCAACTCCGAAAGCGCCTCATCGAAGCCCGCCGGTTCACCCGGCTTGATCTTTGAGAAAATCTGCTGCCCGCTTCCGTCATAGGCAACGACCCTTCCCCCCTCTATTTTGAACGCTTTGCCGAAATAGGCTTCCGCCATATCGGGGATTTCTCCGAGCGTCGTTTCATTCTTGAGAAAGTCGCTCGTTGTGAACCGCTGGCTCACTTCCAGCTTGTAGATGTGATCCTCTTTTTCCTTAAGCGTCTTTTCGCTTTCGGCCTTGATTGCCTCAAGCTGTTTCTGAACCGGGGCAACGGCTGCGGTAATCATCTTTTGTAGCCCCTCATCGTCAAGTGCCTTTTTGCCTGCCATGCTTTCAGCGAGTTGCAGGGCTTTTGTCGCCTTCTCCGGGTCGAGGTCGCCAAAGGCTTCAAGCCTAGCCTTTAGTTCTCCGTTTTCTTTTCTATATCCGCGCTCATCGCTGTTTAGCTTTACAATTTTCGCCTGTGCTGCCGGAACATCATACGCGATTTCATGCCCCGCATCGTCCACATAAACAGGCATTCCGTCCTTTACTTCTGCTGCTTTTCCATCTGTCGTCATTTTCAGCTTCATCTGTGCATCCTCCATTGAGCACAAAAAAAGCCCTCAAACTTGGCCCATACGGGTTTATTTCGAGAGCATCTGCTCTTTGTAGCCGCGTTACTATTCTATTTTGCTTGCGGGCTTCTGCTCGCATTACTGAAAATTTAAACTAGCAAATTCGCCAAAGTATTTCATTGCACAATTGTCATCAACGAGTGCAATCTTTCCACGTGTGAGTTGTATTTCTTTCATGCGCGTAAACCCTCCATTTTTTAATCAGAGAGCTTCCGCTCGTGTGTTACCGTGCTACATGTCTTGCGGGATCGCCCCGCAACCCTTGCCGCCTCACTTCATAGTAACCATACTAAGCGTATCAAGTATACTCAATATGGTTAACATAATTAACATAGCTAATATCATAAGTAGAGGTGAATGTCAAGGAGAAAGTGGAGGGCTTATCTGTTTATTATGGTTAGCAGGATAAGTATACTGAAAGTGTTAAGCATGATTGGTAGGCTTATCATACTAAGTATAGTGAGTATAGTTCCACGTGGAACAACGGTCATGCAGGATTTAAAACGGACAATAAAAAGCCCGCCGTGCATGTAGCAGGGCGGGTGATTCAACTTTCGCATAGACGGGACTGCGCCCGTCATGCGGGGTGTTAACGACCGCAATATGGACATTTTTTCTGCCCAGGTGGGATAGCTCCCGCCCATTCGCAAACCTCAATAAATGATTTTTTTCCAAAATTCTTTGCTTTCTTCTTCCCTTTCCATGCTATCATTCCATCTTCAATGCCTAGCTTTATCTGCTCTTTTGTAGCGTCCCAATAGCCGGCATTAGCGAGACAGTTTTGAGCCCTAACAGGCAGTCCTCGCCATAATTCACTTATCATTATAATTCCTCCAGCGTCAACGGGTTCCCCTTATTATCCAAGAACCCTGTAAGCGGCATCTTGCCCTCTTTCCACAACTTATATCTCGCCGAACCGAACATGGCCTCGACAGCGCCGGGGTCTGTCTTGTCCTTGCCCTTGATCCAGTCCGCAAAGGTCACAGAGTCCGGCACTTGCCCATCCATGCTTGCACGGGTTCCGTCATCGATTTTATCAAGCTGCTTGCCGAGCTTCGTATTGCCGCCGCTTTCCTTTGCCAGTTGCTCCCAGGACTTCGGCACTCCGATAATTCCGCACCGATCACCAAAGTGAATAGGCGGAATTTGAAACGGCAATTTTTTTGCTATGGCATTTAACGCTTTCCCCTCGAGATCGTACATAGCACCGTCACGAGCGCGACAGGACGGACAAACCCTCAAATCCAAAGTGCTGGACCACATATACCCCTGTAGCAAGTCCTCATTCTGCTCATACATGGCTTGCCGGGTGTCGTTCATGACAGTCATTACGGAAGTTCTTATGAGAGCCTCTGCGTTCCTTGTCGCACTCGAATTATACCCCAGGAGTCCATCGGCAAACCCGTATTCCTTGCGGCCACGAACGCGCCGGACAAGTTCCCCGAGCGGCTCGCCTAACTGTATCCCCGCCCGCATTTCCCTCATGAAGTTAAACGCCAAATCATCGCTTTGTTTCGCCCACCATGCGCTTGCAGGACTATCGGTTATCATTACGTCGCCCGTGAGCGTCTTGAGCAATCCCTTGTTCAGCGTGACATTGAATATTTCAACCCCTATTGCATCGTTGAAGGTCTTGCCGATGAACTTGGCCTCTGAGGTTGCAATCTCTCGGGCATACGAGTCCGTTGTATCGGAAAGGTTGCCGAAATAGTCCATGATCTCCGCGTCCACCTGTTTCTGTAGCCGCTGTAGTCGTGCCAGTTTGCGCGGGACCGTCCCGCTATCCCAATTCACGCCGCCGAGCATTGAAGCGAGGGAGTCCGCCAGCTCTTGTAGCACCTTTACAGCCTCAGATGATATTTGCGCTTCCACGCGGGTCATCCGGGCAGTGCGCTTGATTAGTTCATCATGGATGATTTCGTTGAGGGATTTCTTAGGCATATTATAGCGGCCTCATAGGCGTTGATATGCCCCATGTTATAATAATTTGGAATGCCTGTACTTCCGAAAATCCAGCCTCTACCAATTCACGATAACACGCAAAGAGTTGACGCGCTATCGGGGGATAGTTTATTTTCACCTGATCTATTGCATCGCTTAGGCTTATTTTTTTCTCATTCATATCCTTGAACTCCCTCGCATATACTCCGCGATCCGCCCGCACTGATAACACACCGCACCATGCTCTGACAGCGTATAAATGTAATTCCCGCACACCCCGCAATGGATAACGCTTTCGGTCATGCAAGGATACCGGAAAAGGCCCGTCATGCGCCCGCAAGCGGGACACAGCATCTCTACCGTTCCCACGTTCTGCATAGTATACCATTCATGCCCGCAATGGGTGCAAAAAGCATCGCCATAAATGACCGGCACGGTGTAGTAATCCCTCATCTTTTTTCTGAGGCCGAACCAGTCATTCAATGGTGATCACTCCCCTATCGTAGGGCTGCCGCCGAGCGAAAGGTCCCCCATTACCGGAATACTCTTGCCGATTTCATGGTTAAACACGGCTATC